CCGAATTCCCGGGATCCTGAAATAAGAGGCACCAATACTTCCAATTTGGTGTGTCGACCTCGGTCGTCATCTCGTTTCTACGGGACTGTATCGTACAGACCCCCGTACTGGATTGGGAACCAGGAGAACGTTCTTCTGTAACTCTGCCACGCATCCCAGCGTGGCAGGGTACCTCGTTACTGTAAAGTATCAGACTGGGCCGAAAGAGGATGTGTAATTATTCGGGGAGGGTGGGCCACTGTGCCTCCGTTGATCCAAATAACCAAGCATTATTACAGCGGAACCGTATTTATTAAACAACCAACCCAAAAATTTGTAGAACAACTTTTGTATACAATGTCTTCCCAACTCAATCCAACATTCCTATCTGGCGTTCTCGCCAACGCACGTGGTGGGCGTATAACCACCAAAGATACTTATAGACGGTACAAAACTATCGTCAGAACCAGCGCAACTATCGCTGGTGTCCTGGATACCCGTTTGACGGGTATCTTCTATGAAATAGGTCGAGCAGTCGACACCAAGGGTAAGCTCCTTAAATCACACAAGGAAGACATCACCCTTGTTGAGGCTTCTTACCCAACAAATTCCGTCCTCGCAGAGGATTTCATTGGGATGGCGAAGAAGTACACTAACTTCTCAGCCTCCTTTGAGTACTCCTCACTGGCAGGAGTGGTCGAAAGACTAGGGAAAGGGCTTGCTGCCTGCTCCCTTTTCGACTCGGTCACGTCAACCGATTTGAGGGGTGGTGCCGTCCTCGCTGTCAACGCGCTCGGCACCTATGACGGCCCAGTCAATTCGCTGACTGACGCCGTGTACATACCAAGGCTGGTAAACACCACCTTGACAGGTGACGTCTTCGCGGTGTTATGTAACGCCGTTGCTGGTGAGGGCTCGCAGGTCGTTTCTGACGTCGTTGAGCTCGATGCCAACACCCGCCAACCCATAATTGCTTTGGTAGATAGTGTTGGGCTGCCTGGTGCGATCGTGGATGCCCTCAGGGTACTCGGCTCGAACATGATCGCATCCGACCAGGGGCCGCTTTTTTCCCTCGCCCTCGCCAGAGGATTACACCGCGGGCTCTCCCTTGTCGGACACACCGATGAGGGGTCCATCACCCGTGATCTCCTTAGGTGTGGCGGGTTTGCTCCCCCGTTCGGTGGGATACACTACGGTCTGGAACCGTACGTCGGGCTCCCAGCCCTCCAAACCAATTTGGACAAGGGGGTATCAGCGTACGTCGATGCTATAGTGATCGCCACTGGGGCAGCAGTCGCACACGCCGACCCTGGAACCCGTTTCGACGGCCACTGGTTCCCCACCTTTATAAGTGGAACCGCCAGTGGTGAACCGCTCTTGCGGCCAGGAGAGCACACAACGGGTACCACCGCTATGGCCGACCGCATAAGGGCCAGACTCTTGGCGGACCAGTCGCCTTTCTGGGAGGGATACACTCGAGCCCTCTCCATCATATTCGGTGCGGAGGGAGACACATCGCTTTCTGTGCGCTTCGCCTGTGCCGCCAGCACTGCGCTGGACGTGGACAACCGGCACCTTAAGCACGCGTCAGTGTCTCCTTGGTTCTGGGTGGAACCGACCAGCATCCTACCCCCCAACCTACTTGGGTCGGAAGCTGAGCTAGAGGGGTGTGCATCACTGGCACACAAAGATACGGTGGTCTCAAAACCAGCCTGGGACACCATTACCAGGGTGGGTTCGAGCGACGTGTCCTTTTCCGCGTATCGCGCGCGATTCAAGTTTGCCCGCCAAACTTGGTTCTTTAACCATTGGCTCAACCACCCAATGAACGGGCTCGGTGCTATGAAGGTACGACAGCTTGACCCAAATGGTATCATCCATCCGGGGCCCTGTACGGCCCACCCGCAGGTGAGAGACCGGGTCGAGGCGGACCTACCTTTTACTGACTACCTCTGGATCCGAGGTCAATCGCCTTTCCCCGCCCCGGGGGAGTTAATCAACCTGGGGTTGGGTGTGGGCTTCTTGGTCAGGCACATGACGTTAGACGCCGAGGGGATTCCCAATGAGGAACATCTCCCGACGTCCAGGGAAATTCAGGACTGCGTCGTGACGATAGACGTCGGTAGGCCTATCGGACTAGCCTCCGGGAAGACTAACGCTGCGGACAGCCAGGCCAAGCGCGCCCGCACCCGCGCTAACAACGAGCTGGCCGCCGCCCGTACACGCGCCAGGGTGTTTGGTACTCCCGACGTCGGAGAGATGCCGACCCTTACCACAGCTCCTGGTTACGCCACACGCTGGAGCTCCGAACAGGGGATAGACTCGACGAGCGGGGGTGTCGTCTCTAGAGGCCGACACGACCACGCTGCGCCGGGCCACGCCAGTGGGGGTGACCGGGAGCCTACCGGGAAACAGAACATTGCCGTCCCTCAACACCAACCACTCCGTTACCCTGCGCTACCCAGGCAAGGTGCCGGCCTCGGCGGTGGAGCGAATCCTATTCCCCCACCCCCGGCCCCCCCTGCTGGTGGACCTGATGATGGACCGCAATCTGACGACGACAACACTCCCTCTGCCCCTACCGCACCCCTTGGCCTTTCGACTACCCCTCCGCGTTCCCCTGCTGCCCCAGGTAACGGGCCGGACACGATATGAGTGCGGCCGACAGGGCTAGTGCGTACGGTAGGCTCGGGAGCTACCTTAAAGAACTTCTCGACGACCACCCCTTCGTACAGGGACTCTTTTCTACTACGAACTTTACCCAATCGCTGATCAGGCTACAGGGTAGTTCGTTTACTATGCGTTCTGCGCACCCACTTTTGCCACACGCGGCTTCTCTTTTGTTACTTGATTTTCCTATGCAAACAGACACTTCCGTGTCCGATGTCATTAGTCTGGCCCGCAATGCCTACGACTTGTCCGACCTCGGTGAGGATGTGCTGATTAACCACACTCTTTTGCCCCCCGGTTCCCCGATACTCTCTTGGAGGAGGAGGGGCTACCACCGAAAGCTAGGTAACGCTATAATTACCAACAAGGAGCTTAGGGACTCCCTCTTCCCTAAGAAGAAACATAACGCAGCCGGTGTTAAGGTAAACTTGACAATTGGGAGGCTGGCGGTGGCATGGGCCAGGGTCTTTGGCCCAGGCTCACTGGGCAGGCATCTAGCTGCCATCGCAGGTAGGGTGACCAATGACCAAGCCTGCTCGGCCTTGTTGTACTGTCTAACCCTTCGGGAGCATATTGGTTCTTTTGGCATATCAATAGCCCAGGCCGCTGTCACACAGCCGGCAAATGCAAAAGGACTATCTAACGCTCTGAAGGCTCTGGGTGCCAATTCCTCTCTTCCCGGATCCTTACTCGTCGAAGCTGCCACACTACAAGGTCGTTTCACCAACGACGTCGATATGACTAATGAAATAAGGTCGCGCACGATACAATCGTTAGTGGACGAACAGGTCATCGACAGACCAGAGGAGTTGCGCCCCCACATCAAGGCGCTATTGGAGATGTCACTCCCTGGCGATTGCGCACTCCCAGATATGGACGAGTGGTGGTCGTCGAGGTGGCTGTGGTGTGTCAACGGTTCAGAAACCAAGAAGTCAGACGAGGCTCTAGGTTTGAGGGGGGGGAGTGGCCGCCGCTACAGACGCATGGCTGCAGAGGAGGTACACAGCAACCCAGTACCAGACTGGGACGGCACAACTTCGGTATCAGCGAGTATCAAGCTCGAGGCAGGTAAGGATCGCGCAATCTTCGCTTGCGACACCCGTTCTTACTTCGCGTTCTCGTGGATACTCAATGACGTGCAAAAGAAGTGGAAGGGGGAGAGGATCCCTTTGGATCCAGGGAAAGGCGGACTGTACGGTATCTCACGCCGAATCCGTAACAGTCAGAGAGGAGGTGGAGTCAATTTGATGCTTGACTACGACAACTTTAACTCGCATCACTCCAACAGCGTCCAGAGTATGATCTTCGAAGTACTCTGCGACAAATACAACGCACCTCAGTGGTACAAGGAGGTGTTGATGGAATCCTTCAACAGGATGTACATTTTCAAGGGGGGGGTGAGACACCGTATGTTAGGCACGCTGGCAAGCGGGCACAGAGGGACATCATTCATTAACTCCCTCCTGAACGCAGCTTACATTCGGTGTGCTCTTGGGGCTGCAAAGTTCGACACTATGCTGAGCTTGCACGCGGGGGACGACGTATATATCCGCGCCAACACGCTGAGTGAAGCGGCGGATATCCTGAAGAAATGTAAGATGTTTGGATGTAGGATGAATCCCACGAAGCAGAGTATTGGATTCAGGAATGCAGAATTCTTAAGGTTAGGAATTAACTCTCGTTACGCCGTAGGGTATGTGGCCAGAACCATATCGACCCTAGTGGCAGGAAATTGGTCTAACCTAGACCCCATGGAACCCCTTGAGTCCTTGACTTCAGTCATATCCTCAGTACGTAGTGTAATCAACCGGGGCGCGCCGACTATAATAGCCGACGTCATAGCCTACGCTCATTCTACTTTACACCCGTACCCACTGAAGATCCTCAAACCGTTACTCAGGGGGGAGGCGGCCATCGCAGGTGCACCAATTTTCAACCTGCATGGAAAGATGAGGACTTACGAAGCTGTCGTAAGTAAACCTGACAATTCAGGCAACCCCCCACCACCTGAGTGGGGGTCACATGCCACCCTTAGCTACCTAGAATACCACGTAGCGCCAATCGAAGCCTCTGCCATTAGTAGGGCAAGGGTCGATCTCACGTCAATCATGCAGGAATCGAGCTATGCGAAACAAGTTCGCAGCGACCTGGATGACGCGTCGAGACGTACCACTGTTAAATTAATCCCGAGGACCCCAGAAGAAGCGCGCGGATATATAGACGCATCTACCCTTTCAACCAGGGATGCGAAAAGAGGTATTCTAGAAAGCTATCCACTTATTCGGTTACTCGAGAACCGTCTGAGCGACGAAGACCTTCGGGAACTCGCACTTCTCCTTGGAGTATCATGCTCCACTAAAGAAGCGAGAGTCTGCTGCTTTGGGTCTGAGTCACTTACTCATAACATCATAGGGTATCTACCCTACAGTGATGCTGCGTCTATGAGTAAGACCACCAACTCGAGAAACATCTACACAACATACCACGTTAGAGCTTAACGTGATGGCCGGATAGACGACCGGTTTTAAACGCACTATGTGCGCACACTTATTGGCCCGCAAGGGCTAAAATGCCGTTAGGAATTAACTCTCATTACGCCGTAGGGTATGTGG